CCACAAGCTACAACTGTTCCTGTTGCAAATATTTATGGTATTACAGATATCTTAAATGTTTCCTATAGACAAAATTATAATACAACATCTCAATCAGATACAGGTTTAACTAAAGTTGCAAGAGACGCTTATGCTGCAACAGCAAACAAAGCATCACTTGGAACACCCTCACAATTTTGGATACAAAGATTTATTGATAAAGTCACTCTTACAGTTTATCCATTACCAAATTCTACTGCTGCATCAAATTTTCTTAGCGTTTATTATGTTAAAAGAATTGAAGATGTAGGAGCTTATACTAACGCAACGGACACACCTTTTAGATTTGTACCTTGTATGATTTCAGGATTATCTTATTACTTATCTATGAAGTTTGCACCACAACGAACACAGGAGATGAAGTTGTTGTACGAGGATGAATTAGCTAGAGCATTAGCAGAAGATGGTTCTGCAGCTAGTACATTTATTACTCCGAAGACATACTATCCAAACATATAATGGCTAGATTTGCAAAAGGTAGTAGAGCATTAGCAATCTCCGATAGATCAGGAGTAGCCTTTCCATATAGAGAAATGGTAAAAGAATGGACCGGAGCTTTAGTACATATTTCAGAATTTGAACCTAAACAACCACAATTAAAACCACATCCAGTAGGAGCAGATCCACAAGCATTACAAAATGCAAGACCTGCAAGAGTTGAGTTTCCTGTACAAGATATTTTACCAAACAATCCTTTTACAACTACAGCCGCTAACGCTAGTGTTAGTGTTTCTTATCCCGCTAATCAAATTAACGAAGGCACAACTTTTGTAAGATTCCAAGCTGTAAAATCTCCAGTAGGAGGAGTACCTATTGTTACCGGTGCTGCAGGTCCTGCATTAGAATTATCTACAACTTTAGATACAGCTGCTACAGCTACTGATACAACAATTACTGTACAGACAGGAACACATTTTCCAACAACTGGTTTTATTATGATTGAAAAAGTAAATGCAATTACAGGTAAATATGAAAATGAAGTCATACAATATACCGGAAGAGCTGGAGAAAATTTTACGGGTTGCACTAGAGGAACAAGCGCACCTTATAGAGGTTTAACACCTCCGGCTACAACAGCAGGAACACATCCTATAGGAGCTAATGTTTTTGGATGTTATCTTGCAACAGCAGTTCCTACTACAATAGTAGTGGGTCCAGTTGGACAAACGGCTGTAGTATTTAATAATTTAACTTTTTCTTTAATATCAAATGCTACAAGCACAGAAACAGGGGGCGGTTTTCAATGTACAATTGGACCGTTAAATGATAGAGCTTAGTTATGGCAGGATTATCAAGTTATACATATTCAACATTAGTTACAGCTATAAGAGATTATACTGAAGTAGACGCTAATGTATTTACAGAAACTATCGTAGATGGTTTTATTATGGCTGCACAAAATAGGATTAATTTAGATCTTCCTATGGACTCAGACAGAATTCAAGATGAAGCTCAGTTTGCAACAGATTTTAATACAATTACAATGCCAACAAAATTATTATTTGTTAGAGGTATAGAAGTATATGAATCAACTGCAAATACTAATGGTCAAGGAATATGGTTAGAGAAACGTGATCAAACTTTTATGTCAGAGTATGTTGGTAATTTAACAGGAACAGCAGGTGGAGCAGCAGCTCAAGATGTAACAGGTCTTCCTAAATATTACTCTATGTTTGGTGGTGCAACAACAGGGGCCAACACAGCCACTTCTGGTGCTATTTATGTAGCTCCAACACCTGATGCTAATTACAAATATATTATTCATTATAACGCTCAACCTGTAGGATTAGGGTCTGGTGGTGATGGTAATTCTAATACATTTTTAAGTAATTACTTTCCACAAGGACTATTATATGCATGTTTAGTAGAAGCATTTATGTTTTTAAAAGGTCCAACAGACATGTTGACACTATATGAAAATAGATATAAAAGTGAACTACAAAAGTTTGCAGCAATGCAACTTGGAAGAAGAAGAAGAGACGATTACACGGATGGAACAGTAAGAATACCAATCGAGTCAGCGCCTCAATAAAATTAGGAGATAAAAATTATGGCAATAACATCAGCAGTATGTAACACTTTCAAAACAGAAGTTTTAAGAGCAATCCACAATTTCACTCAAGGTGGCAATGAATTTAAATTAGCATTGTACACAAGTAGTGCTACATTAAATAAATCGACAACAGCTTATACAGCTTCAAACGAAGTAGCTAACGGTAATGGTTATTCTACTAAAGGAGTAGCATTAACAAATGTAACACCTGCTCTAGATAGTGATACTGCATGTTGTGATTTTGCAGATGTATCTTTTACTTCAGCTTCTTTTACAGCTAATGGTTGTTTAATTTATAATGAAACAGCATCAGGTGACCCATCAGTTTGTGCAATAGCATTTGGTGGAGATAAAACTGTATCAAGTGGAACTTTTACAATTCAATTTCCAGCAGCAAGCGCAAGCGCAGCAATCCTTCGTATAGCGTAGAGGTAGCGACGGATGTCCGTTACTAGAACCTTTACAGTAACGGTAGCTAATGCCGGCGGTAATAAATATTTCATAGATAGTGTACAACAAGCTACTATTCTTTTAGGAGAAGGCGGTACATATAAATTTGATCAATCAGATAGTTCAAATGGTAATCATCCTTTAAGATTTTCAACAACAAGTGGTGGTACACATAGTGGTGGTTCACAATACACAACAGGTGTAACTACAAATGGCAGCCCAGGTAATGCTGGAGCCTATACACAAATTACAGTTGCCGAAAGCGCACCAACTCTTTATTATTATTGTACAGCTCACTCAGGAATGGGTGGACAGGCAAATACTGTTGACGATAACAGTTATGGAATGTGGGCATGGGGCACTAATGAATGGGGTGATCAAGGTCCTGTTGAAATAGCTTTAAGTGGACAGTCTGCAACTTCAAGCGTTGGAAGCGTTACTGTTACTGATATACAAACTGTTATACCAACAGGTCAATCAACAACTTCTTCAGTAGGTTCTATAATTTCAAGTCAATTATCCATTGTAGATTTAACAGGTGTGTCAGCTACATCTGAAGTAGGTGATTTTGATAATGCAGGTACATTAGTTGGTTGGGGTAGAAACGGTTGGGGTGAAGAACCTTATGGAGATTCATTTAATAAATTAGTTCAACCAACAGGATTAAGTTTAACATCTAGTCTTGGATCATTAGTAGCTACACCAGAAACAATTGCATCTTTAACAGGATTAAGTTCTACTTCTGCTGTAGGTAGTCTAAGTTTTATTATAAGTCCTGTAGTCGTACCAACAGGTCAAAGTGCAACAACTAGTGTAGGAACAGTTTTAACTTCAGATGCTATTGGATTAACAGGTTTAGGAATGACTTCTGAAGTTGGTTCTATTACTCCCGCTGATGTAATGGGTTTAACAGGACGACAAGTAAATACACAAGTAGGAAATTTAATAGAAGAAACTGCAACATTTGTAACTCCAACAGGAGTATCAGCGACATCTTCTGTAGGATCTTTGGTTTCTGAAATAGGGGTTCCGTTATCCGGGGTTAGTGCTACATCTGCAGTAGGCTCATTAAGTTTTACATTTTCAATGGACCTTACTTTAACCGGTGTACAAGCAACAACTGAATTAAATGATGATCTTATTCTTAAATACTTTGGAAAAATTACACCTAAAGATAGTACAGGGTATACTACCAAGACACCTAAAAATAGTACAGGATATACAACTAAAACAGCATAATTTATGTTTGACTTAAAACTAAATACCCAATATAAATAACAACAATTAGGAGAATTAATAATGGCATCAACATTTACAGACCTTGGTATAGAGCTAATGGCAACCGGCGAAAATGCTGGTACTTGGGGAACAAAAACTAACGCAAATTTAAATCTTATAGAACAACTAACAGGTGGTTATGCATCTGTATCTATTGCGGGTGGTGCAGGAACTCAAGCTTTAACTATTGCAGATGGTGCTTTAACAGGTACTGCTCAAGCAAGAATTTTAGAATTTACAGGATCTATTAGTGGAGCAAGAGTTATAACAATTCCAAACGATGTAGAAACATTTTACATTATTAAAAATACTACTTCTGGAGCTTACACAGTTCAATTTAAATATGCTACTGGTTCAGGTGATACTGTAACATGGTCAGCTACAGATAAAGGAACTAAGATTATTTATGCAACAGCTAATGACGGAACAAACCCCGACATTGTAGATGCTATGGCTACTTCTTCAGAAATTTCTTTAGCTAATAACAATCCCGTAAAATTTTTAGATGCTGATAATTCAGCATTTGTAGGAATAGATGCACCAGCAACAGTAAGTGCCTCTTACACATTAACATTACCAGCAGCTGTAGGTC